CTTAGATTCATTTAGCATTGAAAGCATTGGCCCAAACCTTTGGGTTGCTTTTTTATTCATTACAAATTCTCCAGGAGTTAGCATTGCTGGGACGGTATCAGAACCAATCCTTCCACCACGAGCCATGTATTTAGGAACAATACCACCCAGACTTCTGTTAATTGATTTACCTGCTCCTGTATCCCAAGGAGTAGTTATCTTTACTCCGCCAGCGCCTGTAGTTGTAAAAAACCCCGTAGGCTTTGTATTTGCTTCATTATTACCTGTTGACCCAGGAATATTTGTTTTATTTTGCATAGCAAGCGTAGCCTTAAGGGCTCTTTCAAGTTCGTTTGCTAAGTTTTTAGCACTTGTAGCCGATGCTGCAATTGCTGCAGCGTTAGCATCTAATGGTCCTTTGCTTAGTTCAAGAAGTGTTTTTGTTTTATCAATCTCTGATCTAGTTGTACCAGCATAAGTTGCAGAATCTTTTTCTTTTTCAACTTTAGTGTTAAGAACTTTAAGTTCACGATTTGTTGCTTCAATTTTGTTTTCAATTGTTTGTTTTTGTTCTTGGAGAGTTAATAGTTTTTCTCTTTCAATTGTGCTAATGTCTAGTTGAAGTTGTTTGTTTTGTTTTTCAATAGCATTTCTTCCTAATGCTGCTATTTGATTATCACGATTAGAAGTTAAAGCATCCTTTTGTCTAGAAAATGCGTTTTGTGCTTGCTGTGCTTTTGCTTCTTGTACAAGTTGTGCAGCAGCAGAAATATCTCCACGAGTTAAAGCATCTGCAATAGAAAGTCTTTGTTTTTGAGTGTTAGCAATATCTTGATTAATTGTTTCAATTTTTTCTAATGCTGATATTTGTTTTTCATATTTTTCATTAATTGCATCTTCTTGTAAAGATATTTGTTCAAGGACAAAGTTATTTGCATCAATTATTTTTTGAATTGGTTTAATTCTATTATTATTAATTTTATCAATTTCATCGTTAACATTTTGTAAAAGTCCTTCTTGATTTTCTATTTCATCATTAAATGCTTTAATTTCAGGAGCAGTGCGTAAATCAATAAGGTATTCATTAAGTGCTATAATTTTTTGTAAATTGTCTAAACGTGCAATTTCTTTATCTCTTGGGTCAGCAACAGTATCTTGATTTTCTTGATTTACTTTTATATATTTTTGTGTAAGATTGATAAATTCTTTTAATGCTTTATTTCTTTTTGTTGTATTTTTTATTGCATTAATATCAAGAATTTCTTTAACTATTTCAGCATCGTTTGTTAACTCTATAGCAGTTTTAAAATCAATCTGTTTTCCAATCAAAGTTGTGAAGGCTTTGGTTTGATCTTTAAGTGCTTTAATTTTTGCTGCTAATCCTTTTAGTTCTGCTTTGCCAGTTTGAGTTGCAGCGGCAGTGATTTTATTTTGATTATTTATATCTTTTTCTGTTTGTTCAAGCATTTTTCTTATTTTGGCTCTTGCTGATTCTTGCTCATAGACGCTACCATTTATTGTAGTTAACACTAGTTCTTCTGCAACTGCAACTCCAAGAAGTGCAGCCCGAACTAGCAGCAACCTTGTTTCATAATCTTTTACTCCAGCAGTTGCTTTGGCATATTCTGGATTTATAGAAATTAAAGTTTCTTTTAATAATAAATTTGCGTATGCAGTATCTTCTGTTGGCTTAAGAATTTTTAAAATTGTGTCTGTGTATTCAGAACCGCTCATCGCTCCTGCTTTAAATTGTCCACTAACTCCAGCAAGGACATTGCTTAACTCTTGAGATCCTAACTTTAATTGTTTTTGTTGTTCATTGGTCAACTTAATTATTTCTGGACCATAACTTGTTACTCCGCCTCTAACAGAAAGTATTTCTCTTGTTTTTTCAATTCCTTTTTCAAATTCTGCATTAAAGTTTTTTGTAATATCTTGTGCTAAGGCTATTGCTCCTACTCTTCCTTCTTCTTTTGATAAATCCAACTGTCCAAATTTTAGAATAAGTTTAGATTTGTCAGCCTCTTCTAATAACGCTTTTATAATTATATCTACTTGTGCTTTTGCAAAACCCTGTCCACGCAAATCTAATGCTAATGTTTGCAGTGCTAATAAGGCTTCTTCATTTGTTGCCTTAGATAAAGCACTAATATCTTTTTCAAAGTCTTTTTGAAAACTTTCTGTTTTCTTTAATGCTTGAATTTGTGATCGTTCATTTGGTTTTGCTTGTATACTAGAAAGAACGGCATCAGTTCCAGCCCTTGCTGTAGGAGTAACTCCAAAAAATTCTCCAAGTGTTTCAAGTTTTGTTTTTGTAGTTGTTATTGCATTGGCTAAACCTTCAATAGCCATTCGTTCTTTTTCTCTTGCGCTATTAGAAAGTTTTATTGCTATTATTCCAGCAGTTAAAGCGATAGACGCAAGTCCAAAAGCACCTTTAAATTTAGAAATAATTGAAACTATTTTGTTTCCAGTTAATAGTTGAATGATAGAAGATAAAGCAAAAAGTGGTCCAGTTATTTGAAACAGTATTTCAGAGAATTTTCCTAGATTTCCGCCAGCCATTGAAGCCACACCTGATAGGGCAGATAGTGCAAAAGTACCAGACATAAAGCCTTTATTTAGTCTATCCATTCTCTGATTCATTACTGACATACGTTTTTGTTGTTGTATTGATAGGAGTGTTTCTCTGTTCATTCTTGCTTTTGCAGTAACATCTGCTAAAGAAACACCTGGGCTTGGCGCATTTGCAGCAACTAATCCTGGTTGCCCTGGCCCTCTAAACGGAATAGGTCCAACTCCACCTTTAACTCCACCTGTTGCAGCCTTGCCTAACTGAGATCCTATTAAAGCAACATCGTCCTGTCTACTCTTCATTCCCTCTTCAAGACCACGACCAATATCTTCACCAGTCTTTCTAGTTTTTCTAGATGGGGATGCTGTTCCTGCTGCTGTTGCAGTTGCATTAACCGCTGCTGCTCCTACCTTAGACCCAACCTTTGCTGCCTCTATAGTAAATTCTTTTGTAAATGCATTTAAATCTGTTCTTAATCCCGCTAACCTTCTTTTTGTTTCATCAGAAAACTTATTATAAATAATTGCTGCTTCTTGTGTTGTTTTTCCAAGACCTTGTGCCATATCTTTTGTAATTGTAAATCTTGCATTTTTTTCATAAGGAAGGCTAGAACTGCCAGCCATTTGTTGCATACCACCAAAATATTTTCCACTTTTTCTAGATTTTATGTATGGATCTTTTCCAACAGCAATTCGTGAGTCATTTCTTGGATCTGTTACCACAGAAACTTTACGCATTTTGGTTTGAGCATCTTTTACTCTTTTATCAGTTTCAGCAACTTTATTATAAGCATCACTAACTAATTTATCTAAATCTTCAGCAGTAACTTCTGTAATGTCTCCAAGTTTGTCAAAACCAATTTTAATTTCTTCTGTTATTTTTTTATTAATTACCTTAAACTCTTCAACAGAGGTTCCTGCATTTGTTAATTGTCTTTGAAGTTCAATATCTCTAAACTCACCTCTTTCAACAAGATCTCTTTTTGCTAAACTGGTTAACGCTTTCTTACCACTTCCTTGTTTTCCAACTGCTCTGTTTAATTCAGTTGATGTTCCAATAACTTCATTAGTAAATGCCGTAAATCTTTTTTGCATTCCATCGTCAAAAGAATTAACCATCTGTAAAATTGCATTCTGAACAGATTGAGTTGCTTCTTTACTTATTTCAATAAGTTGTGCTCCTGTTGCTTCATTGCTTCCACCAAAGTGTGCAGCAGCAAAACCTCCAGGTACATCCACTGCTGTTCCTATTGTTCTTCCAACAATTCCAGTTCGTTTAAATCCAGGTATATTTCCAGAAATTAATCCATCAATTATTCCAGGATACTTTTTGACTGTTTTTGCAGAAATGATTGCTTCTCCATTAGATGCCATTACTGGAATTGAGTCAGAGGTTGGTCCTCCAGGACCTGAGATCATTCCTCCTTGTGCAAACTTTTTAGCAATTCTTCCTGGCATCATCATTCCAGGATTATTCATTGAGAAGTTTCTTGCTGCTCCTGCTGCTGAGTTATATGCTGCTATAAGTTTATTTATTTGAGTTACTTCAGCAGTAAATGTTTGTGTTAAATTTGCATGTGTTTGATTAAGAGAGTGGGCTGCTGCTGCAGCATCTAGTTGCTCCATGGTCATATACTGTGTTTGCTCTGCTAGCATTTGTGATTGACCAGTTAATCTTTGATACCCGCCACGAAGTGTTAAGAACAATTTAATAATGTTTGCTACACCATTTGCAAGCAAACCAAACGTCATAAGCAATACTGGACCAATGGCTCCAATGCCGATTGTTAGTAAAGTAATAAGTCTTTTGGTTCCAGATGAAAGGTTAGCAAATTTTTCTAATATATTTCCAACAAATTCTACAATTGGTGTTGCTGCTTCTAAAAATGCTTGACCGACTGGAACAAGGGCAACCTTAAGATCTTCAACTGACTTTTTAAATTTATTCATTGAAGATTCTGCAGTCATACCTAATTCTTTTTCAGACAAAGATGCAAGATCTTCAACAGAAGAATTTGCTAAATCAAGAACACGAGCAGCCTGATTTCCATCTTTGGCTACGTTAGCAAATAATGTTGACAAACGAGCAAACTGAAACTTACCAAACATTTGTTCAATTGCTCTAGCACGATTAAGTGGATCTAGTTGGTTGAGTGCTGTTGCAAACTCTAATACTGTTGCTTTAAGATTTCCCTTATTTTTTTCAACAATAGCATCTGCATTAATTCCAAAACTAGCAAGCATTGCACTTGCTTTTGTTGTTGGATTAATTAATGCTGCAAGGCCAGACTTAAGTGCGTTTGCACCTTCGGATGCATTGATGCCACCCTCTTTCATAGCAGCCATAAAGAATGTTAAATCTTTTACATCTCCGCCTAGTTGCTGAATAACTGGCGCTACCTTTGGAATTGCAGTAGTAATATCATCAAGAGATACAACTGTTTGGTTTTCTACTGCGTTAAGAAAATCAATTGATTCTGCAAGTTTTTCGGATGACATACCAAAAGCATTTTGCAATGAAATGGTTGTTTCAAGAGCCTTTTGACTATCAACTTGACCAAGAATAGAAAGACGTGTTGCTTCTGTTGTTTGACGTTGTAAATCTAAACCTTGAAAACCTGCTGCTGCTGCTTCTGCTGCTAAACCAACGGTAGTAGATACTGCTACTCCATACTTTGTAAACTGTTTTCCAAGTTCTGTAATGTTATCTAGCGCTGCCTGTGTTTCTTCTTGTGGAGTAAATAAATCTCCATAAACTTTTTTAAATCTAATTGCTTGCGCTTCCATATCCATAAATGCTTTTGCTGCTGCTGTTCCTACAGCCATAAGTGGAAGCGTAAAACCAACCATTAATTGACGTCCAGCCCATTGTGTATTCTTACCAAAGTTTAATAGATTGGTAGATCCTTGTTTCATTAACTGATTAAATAATGCTTGTTTTTGTGCTGCTATTGCTGTTTTTGTGCCATAGTCTTGCATGTTAAGGCTAGTAGGTCTAATAGCAATTGCTTCCATTACCCCGTTAACATTGCGACCCATTTTAATGTATTGGGTTTGTAATGTTTTTACACGTTCTTCTGATACCTTACCAATTGTGTCAAACTCTGATTTAAATAGTCTGCCAAATGTTTTTGTAGATGCTCCCGCATAGCGGAAGTATTCCCGCATTGAAAATTTATTTTTTTCTAATGAATTGGTAAATGATTCTGCAGATGTTTTGACTGTACGCATTTCAGCAGAGAATGCGCCAATAGAATTTATGCTATTTAAAAGATTCTTTTGTAATCCCCGTTGTGCAAGGGCTGCTGCTTCACTTGATCTAGATATTGAGGTGTGAAACTGAGATATTTGACGCTGTAATGCTTTTAACTGTGTTAATGCATTAGAGGAATCAATATTAATACCAATATTAGCATTAACATCAGCCATTTAGTCTCACACCTCTTTTAAATTATTCAGCCATAGTTACGCCAAGAACGTCTGAAACTTCAGCAAGTTTAATACCTGATGCTGCTTCTACGATCTTGTAAACTGTTGGGAGATCAATATTCTCCTCTAGTTTTTTTACGTCTTCAGAGAGTTCTGGCTTGTATTGTTTCATTGCAATCTGCACACACTCCATAAGAATGTCCATAGACTTGCCATTATCTTCCGCCACTGCTCCCACACCCTCAAACTTCTTCATAAACGGACGAAGTAGAGAAATTTTTAGAGGACGTACTGTAACCTTTGTGCCATCAATTAATGTAAGAGTAGTTTCCTCATACGTAGTTGTTGCCATTATTTCCTCCTATAGGTTATGTCAATTATAGCATGTTGAAACTTATTTTTTATTATTTTATTTTGTTAAATCTTCGTAATCAAGGCCGTAACCAATGCCAAACCCTGCTTTTACAGCATTTTGTCCTTGAAGTGCTAATATGTCTTTCCCATCACCAGTCTTGCCCTTACTAAAAACTCTAGCCTTCATATCTTCCCATTCTTTTTGCCCCTTTGATTCTCCAGACTGAGCATCTAAATCTACCCCCTGAATTGCAGCCAAAAATTTCTTTTCTTGATAGTCAAGTTCTCTACGACTTGAAAGGGTTGCAATTAATTCTGGCATAGATAAAGACTCTTCTAATTCTCTGTAATCTTTCCATATACCCAATAAAAATACTTCAGACTCAATCTTGGCTAGATCCAATTCTGACCAGGTTGAACCACTTTCTGTTGCTTGATCTTTTACTGTTTCTTCAGATTTTTGATTAATTTTTATACCCGCAGAAACATCTAATACTGTGTATATAGTTGGCAAATCAAGACTATCCTCTACATCAGATTTTGTTAAATTTATTCCTGGATAATATTGTTTCATTGTAATTCTTACACACTCAACTAAAAAATCTATTGCTTCATCATCATTTTTGGCAGTTTTAACATCCTCAAATGCATCCATAAACTCACGTAAATATTTTATTTTTAATGGAACAATCTCCAGTTCTGTACCATCAATGAGTTTAATTATTTTATTTTTATAAACGGTTGTTGCCATAATCTTTCTATTCTATCACAGGCAAAACAAAAAACCCACCTAATTAAAGGTGGGTCTTGAGTTAATCTAAGTTTAGATTATGATTGTCCATAGGTACGATCAATGATCTTACCATAGGAACCTGATGTATCTTCAGGAAGAAGACGGAATGAAACTTCAAACATTGACGGTTCGTCACGCTTTGCTGACACAGTTACGTTCTCAATTGAAAGAGCACGGTATGCTGCGTAGATACGTTCTTTATCCGCAAATGTTGCTGGGTCACCAGATCCTGGACCAACAGCAACGATTCCTCGTTCTACTGGAACATCTCCAATGTCTCCTGCACTCAGGTTAAGTGTTTGACCTGTAGATGCATTTTTGTTTCCTGTAACTTTGTCATCAGAGTATGCTAATGCTACGAGCAAGTTTTCTAGGGTTGCTTCAGCAAAAGCGGTAGCAAGATTTACCTGCATACCTTGCTTGTATAGTCTTGCAACGTCAAGAATTTGATCTACCTGAACTTCACCGAAGTCTGGTTGGAACTGTAATTCAAGACCGTTCATTGTGTAACCAACGTTTGTATAGGAAGCAGCGGATGTAAGTGTGTCTTTATAAGACTCACTTGAATCAATTACTGCTAGTGATCCTAAAGTTGTTGGAGTCAAAGTATTATCATTAATGAAGAATGCTGCTGCACCTACGATAATGTTATTTGACGTACCACGGCTATATGGCATATTATTTCACCTCTTTCATAAAGTATTTATTAAGTTGTTTGGCGTGTTTCCTCTAAAACCAATTATACCGCTTTTTATGTATACCTAGAATCTGAGTCAACCGCAACATGATAGTCATATTCAACAATTAACTTGTTTACAAAGAGGGTTCTTGCTGAGGCTAGTTCTGCTACGTCCCTGCTTTCGTCTGCCTGGTATACCCTTGTGCTATGAAACATAATATTAAAAGGGGTAGAAATATCTGCATTATCATCTAGTATAGGGTTATTAATATTATATTTATTTACATCCTCTGCAGATGAGTCTTCACGATCAAGGGCACTGGATATAACACGAACAGTGTCTATTAACTTACCAACATCTGTAGAATAAATAAAATATATCAATTGCTCTCTTTTTTGTAAATAAAATGGAGTAGGCCTAAATCTCATCAATCTATCGTAAACAATTAAGATAGGACTTTCTGTTTGTCTAATTTGAATACTATCGTTATACAAGTCTTCAATGTTTGTTGGAAACTGTGCTGGAATCATTGGACTTAGGCCTTCTGACTCTGCTATAAGTTCATAGTGTTGCAACTCAGATAAAATATATCTGTTTAAGAAAGTTGGTGGAAATCCAGTATCAGTTAATATAGCCATAGTCTTATTCTACTCCAATTGTTGCATTAGTTATCCATTTAAACCCTGTGTTAATTCCCTTACTTCTACCCGCCACTGAGCCAGCCTTAAAGTTTTTCTTGTATAGTGTTGGCTTTTTAATATAGTCATAAACTCCAGATGCTTTTAAAAAAGATTGTTTAAAGTATCTAGTCATAAACTCATCAAAGGCAGATTCAAAACCACCAACAACAAAGTCTCCTCCTGGGTTTTCAATCTTAATTGGTTTACTTGTAAATACTTCTCCGTTGGGTCCATTAAATTTTAAAACCTTAGATTTTGTTGGCGTAATAATTACTGGAATTCCTTCTTCCATAATTCTTGCTTTACTATAAAATGGAGTGGTCATATTTTCAGAAACACTTCTTGATTGTTTAAATGTAGAATTAACAGAAAGCCCTAAGTTACTAACTGTGTAACCTAAGTTAAATAGTCTTGCACTTGGACTACTAACTTGATTCCACTCATAGACATGATGTAGTGTTTTTGGATTAGCCCTAGCCTGTACATCAATGTATTGTGCTAACGCTTGAATGGCGCCTGCTCCCAACTTATCAAAAAATATTTTTTTACCACGGTCAACGCCTTCTAAAAATCCAAGGGAATAGTTAACAATATTATTCATTTGTTTAGTAAAAGACGCCGTGCTTGTTCTCGCTATCACTAATCACCGACAGTCTGATTCTCAGCCCTACGCCATAGCATCTTATAATATTCTGTGTATCCAAATGGTCCAGTAAAAGGTTCAACTGTTGCTACTTCATAAATTGTTCCTTTGCCTGATCTTGCCCCCGCTGTTTCTTTGTAAATAGTGGTATCTGATGCATCTCTAATATTTGTTATAAGTATGTTTGTTGTTGCGTTATTTGCATTGTTTGAAGAAAGTCTTGGGTCGTCTTTTGTTCTTGCAATAAGTTTATTTTCATATTTTAAAAAACTGTCTGGCTTAACATCTTCTGATCCTAGCCCACCTACAGATGTAGCATTACAGGTAATTGTTCTATCGTATACCCAATTTTTTGTGGGTTGGCCATATCCACCTTGTGCAAGAATTGGAAAATATATGTCAGCCTTCATTGGAAACATAAAGTCTGTAACTTCGCATGCATCCATTACAATACTCCAGGACGAACAATATTATTAATATATTTAGACAAAATTTTGTCTACAATAATATTTCCAGTACCCTCAATCATTCTTTTATCGTATTCAATTTTAAATTGATCAGTGCTGTAGTTCTTAATATATCTCTTATAATAATCTAATTTTCCACATCTAATATCTTCAACTAACAATTTTGTAGCATCTTGAATATCAATGGGAACTACCTTATATCCAGTTTCTAGCAATAGTATAAGATCTATTCCAGTTGGGAATGCTACTCCAGGAGTTACGGTCATAGTATTTCCGCTGTCTTCTGTATCAAAAAGTGAAAAAGAATCTGATGTTCCGATTGGAATTCTTGATGGTCGTCGTTCTGCTCTATTTATTGCACCCTCTGATGCTGTTGGGTCTTTTGTAAGTGCGGTTTTATCTTTAGTAATTACGTATGTGTAATCTCCCACTGTTGGGCCGTCTGGATTGTATATGTCATAAACTAGTTCTGTATTTTCGTATACTCTTAATATTTTATGAACTTTTTTCCAAAGTGGAATATAATCTACTTCTTGCCCAACAATTTCTAAGAATTCACGTTCATAGTAAAACCCGCCAGTTATTGAGTCAATAATTGTTCTTGCTAAGTTTTCATACTCTACATATTTAGCAATCTCTGTTGCAGATGTTTGATTGTTTGCTGCTGCTAAAAGTGTAGGGTCTACGTATGGACGCTTTACTTCTAGATTGTCTTCAACAACTATATCTCCACGATCTGCTACAACCATGCCACTTTCTTCCAAATCTTCATAAATTGTCAGGGCATACGATTTATCATATTTAATAAAATCATCATCTAAGGTATAACTAACTTGCTTGCTGGCATTGGATGTTCTATAAGAAGCAATTTCTGACTGCTCTGCGACATCTTCAATGACTATGACATACTTGGCATTGGCATCTGGAACTGTATACTTAACAGTTAAAGGATATGGTGGTAGACGAAGAATTGTTGACATTATACTTTAGCGTAATAAGATGCTACTTCTTCAGGTTGTGCTATTCGTACTAACCTGTGAGTAAGCCACTTTTCCGATGCCTCCTTTGAGACTATGTTATACCCCACGCTCAATGCTCCCAAAGCATCCATATGAATATTTCTCTCTGAATATAGGGCTACTTTGTTTGTTAAATTTTTATCTTTACCTGCTTTTTCTGCAGTTTCTTCTGTTATTTCTGGCGGAATCCAACTAGCCAAAATTTCTAAAATTTCAAGTTTTGTATTTGATTCAAATAATTCTATGTTATTTTTCTTTGCATATGCTTTTAATGCCATAACTGTTTTATCTTTCAATTGATCCATTGTTAAATTCATTTTTTCTCCCATGTTCATTTGTAATTATACCACTAGAATAACAATAAGGAGGACGGTTTTTATGCCGCCCTCCCTAATACGTTATGACTATATTTTAGGAATCAGCACTATCTGAGTCAACATAAGCGACTGCATCTAGTTCTTCCCAAGCAAGACCAAATCGTACGAATACTGTGTATTCAATTGTGTCTTTCTTTGGTTTGTATTCACGGTTTACAGTGATGTCTCTCTGGAAGCCCCATACACGGTTAGAAGGGAATGTTAAATCAACATAACCTGCTGGGTAGTAAGGAACTTCTAGTACATCTACACCTAGTACACGAGTTACACGTGCATTACCAAATGTCTGTGCAGCACCATCCAAGTAATCTTGACGATTTCCTTGTGTGCTACCAGTGCGATCAGAGAACGCTGCTGAGATAGCATCTGCTAGTGTACCGTTGTTACGAACGATACCAGCAAAAGCATCAGTACCTGCGTAGAACTTAAGATTGCTCTTAAGTGCACGGTACTTACGAGGCATTGCTAATAGCAAGCCTTGCATTACTGATGTGGTAAAGTTGTTGTCTGATACTGTTGCAGCATATTCGTGAGCAGCATTTCCTACTGTTCCACGAGTTTGCTTTACGAAACCAGGCATGATGGACAAGAAATCTCCTGTTGCTCCATCACCGTTGATAGCAAGATCTTCAATATCGTTACCGAATGCGTTGGTCATTAATCGTACTAGACGATCTTCCAATGCAGCGCCTTCAATATTGTCTTCAAGTGCTTCAGTTGCTACTTCCCAATCAAGACGAATCTTTTTTGTTGTTAGTTCAACCTTTGTAAATCTAGCGCCAGTGTTTGTGTAGTTTGGTGAGCCTTGTGCTGCTGCACGAATTACACGCTCTCCGACGTTGACTTTTTCAATTTCCATGGTGTTTGCTCTCATGGTGACACGACGGCCATCTTTAGCAAGGACAGTTGCATCCCATACGTAATCAATAAAGCGTTGTGCTTGTTCAGGTGCAAGAATACCTCCTGCAGTACCTGTTGGGTTTACTGCATTTGCTCCAGATGTTGATCCGAATCCTGCAGTAGCAGTGTTACCAAGTTGTGAACCTACAGATCCTCCTGCAGCATTCAGACCAGTAGCACTACCAACACCACCCGATACTAAAGATCCCGCTGAGTTAATCTCTGCGCCATCTCCTGAACCTGGATAGTTTTTTTCTATGTTTGTGTTTTGTTCCGACATTATTTTTCACCTCCTAGTGATTTTTTACCTTAGTTAAATAGGTCGGCATTTGTGAGGAAACGACCGCCCCATAGGGTTTTATGAATCACTTGTGGTGATTCCTGTACGATCTCGCCTAGATCGCCAGACTTGCGGAAAGCGGTGTCTTGTTCTACAAGATCTACTCGCTTGCCAAACTCGTTAAAGTTGCTCTTGATTCCATTAACATCAGATGTCACTGATTCAAGAGATTTTGTTACTGCTGTTACCTTCTCATTAAGAGATTTGATAGTTGCAGCAAGATCGCCAAAGGCATTAGTAAGAGATTTATTAATTTCTGAAATTGCTTGAGCAACTTCTTCTTTAACATCTGCAACGGATTTTTCCAACGCAGTCTCTACTTCAACTGCTGCTTTTGCAACAGAAGATTCTGCACTAACATCATCTGATTTAGCAAGAGCAAGTTCTTCAACTGCTACTGCTTCTTCAACGATTGCAGGGGCTTCTACTGCTTCTGCAACAATTGCTGTTGCTTCTGCTACTACCTCTGCTGCTTGTGCCTCTGGAGCAACCTCTGCATTTTCAACTACAGTTTCTGAAACTGCGTTTGTTGATTCTGTCATTAGTTCTACCTCCTTAGTAATCTTAATTGTATTAATGCCTTTAGCACTATCAACTAAGAATTTTATTAGTTTTTCAGTATCTTTATCATTTTTTTCTATAAAGCCAATGTTCTGCATTGCATTACCATTTAATGGACTTGTTGCAGAGTCGGAATCAGATACCATTACAATACCATTTTCTGAATCCCAAAATACATTTTCAATTTCTGTTTTTGATAGATAGCCATCAACTACGTTTTGACCATTAATTTTTTCAATAGAAACTATGTTTGCAAATTGATTTGCTGGATTATCTACAAGAGAAAGTTCTGACAACTCGTAAGTTTTAATTACACGAATTGTTTTATCTATTTTCTCGTCGTAAGCGTCATCCCATTCTTTAATGTTTCCACCTATTGAAAAACCAGTATAGGTTCCATCTAAAACTTTTTCCCATGCATTTTGTGCACCTTTTGAAACATATGCAGATACATAAACTCCGCTGTAAAATTTTTTAGTACTTGGATCAAAATACTTATCTTCTTTAAAAGAAACAATTTTGCCAACAGCACTTGGTTGATGCATTTCACGAAGGTTACCACGAAAATTCTTAAAAGCATTTATACTAGATTCTGTTGTTACAATGTCGTTTTGACGATCAACGTTGTCCAGGGTTGCAAAACCAGAGACCATACGGCGCTCAACATCTACTTTTCCAATGGGCATTGAAAGGCGAACACTGTCACCTGTAGTTTCCCAATGAGCCTTATTTATTAACATAACGTTATAATTATAGCACCGCTTTAAAGGAATTTCTCAACTATTGAGATGATCTACCTTCACCTTGTGCATTACGTCCAGATATTGTGGTTGATGAATCAGAATTATTATTTGTTCTTTCTGAATCTCTCTGACGATCCCCCGATAAATTTGCTCTAGCATCAGTTGCTTGTCTTGGAGACATAACAAAAGGTTCGTCCCCATCTGCTCTTTGTGGCAAGTCTAACTTTTCACGAGCCTCATTTGGAGTCATAACCTGAGTCTTTACATATCTTTCAAGAATTTGAGACTGTGCGATTTCATCAGTTAAGGTTAGTTCATTAAACCTAAGTTCAAGAATATCTGTCTTTTCTCTAATAATCTTGTTTACAACTTTTTCTAAATGTCTTTGTGCTGGACGAGATACCTGCTCTTTAAATGTACGATCTTGAGAAAGTGCTGCTGCAATGCCTGCAGAATCTGCGCCACCTAGTTTTGAGATAGGCACTTGATGAGCAATTAGAATGTCATCACGATTTTGTTTACGATATTCTTTAAATGAACCGTCTTGAATGCCGTTTTCAATTGGCTCCATTTTAAACTCAACCTTATTGCCTTCTGTGTCTCCAGGAAGTGGGATATAAAGAGTTCTGTGTGACTGAGCCTTAAGTCCAGTTTGTAAAAATCTAAACATTTTATCTTCAGCGTCACCTGATAGTTTTGCGCCCTTTAATGTTACAACATATCTTGGAACAGCCTTATTTTCAAAGTAGTCAATGTTGTATTGAGACGCAAGTTGATCTCCAATAAGAGATGGCATTGCTGCAATAATATCTGGAATACCATAGAATGTGTTTAGGGGTGAATATTCTTTTAAATGAATAATTTCATTAGGTCTTGGGTCTGTGCCCAAAGGGTTTGCATTTTTTGCTCCAAAGTTTCTAAAATAAACCACTTTTTGACCAATAATTTGAACAAATCCATCACGTAGTCTTCGTATACGAACAGTAGTTGCTGGAATATGTCCAACATATCCAATTTCTCCAGCAGTTGTTCTTCCTACTTCAATAAATCCATTACCTGTTGCTTGAAGGTCTGTGTAAACTTTTTCCATTGTTTTTGTAAAACTATCGTCATCATTTAAGTTTTCTAACCAATCACGTAATTGAATTTTTGCTCTTTCAATACGATTACGAGCACGGTCTACTGCATCTGCATCTTCGTTCATTTGAAACTTTAACAATGTTCTATCTGAAACATCAAAACGATATCCAAGACCGACAATGTTTTCTACTTTAGCATCAATAGCAGCATGATTGGCAAATGATGTGTCATAAAAGTTGGCTAATTCATACATGTTATATGGAGGGGTAATTACGTCAAATAGTCCATAGCCATTTCTATATACCGTGCCAGGATTGATTTGTTTTGATCCCGCATTTGTTCCAGATGGGGTTGCGTTTGCTGCAT